TGATTACGAGTGTGGTTCTCTTATGACAGATGTTGAAATGATTGATGATTGGATAGAAGAAACTAGTCAACCTTATGAAACATTATGGTCAGAAAAAGATGATGGTATTTATTTAGTTGATAAGGATTGGAGGAAACAAATATGAAAAAATATAAAGTAAGAGCAGAAGAAACTATATACGCTGTCTATGAAACAGAAATAGAAGCAAAAAATAAAAAAGAAGCTGAGAAGATTGCATTAGACACATGCGTCTCTGATTATTTAAGTAGTGATTGGTCAAATTCAGCGGGAGATTTTACAATAGAAGATATAGAGGAGATATAATAATGGCAGATAGAACTATATATTTATATGATGATATATACTATTCAAATGAATATGAATTAAACAATGGTGTTAATGTTGATTTAGTAGGTAAAAAACACATAAAAAAAATAAATTTTGATGCAAACGATATGGAAAGTTTATGTATAGCATTAAATAATTCAGATGTAGAGGAGGATGAATGAAAATAGAAGTAAAACAAAAACATATAGACCTAGCGCCCAAGCTATTCAGTAAAGGCGTAAATGCAAAAGAGTGTTGTCCAATCTCATGCGCAGTGCAAGATAAATTTCCAGACAAACTTGTATCAGTTGGTTGGATTAGTAGTCCACAATATAAAAATAAAATGTTTCACGAAAGTTTTTATATTTCAGTGACTGATCCAGAAAATGATTATGAAGAAATTATTAAGGATGATTCTATAAGTGATATAGAGGATTGCTCTAGGTTTGCAGAAAAATATGATAATGGAGAAAAAGTTAAACCATTTGAATTTAAAATAGAGGAGAAACAATGACACAAAGAGATGAAGGACACAATTATAGAGACAGTAAGAATAAGGCTATGGAGTACGAGCGCAAGCAAGCAAGAGAAAAAGAATTAAGCGCATTTAAAGACGGTGTAGCTGATGCTTTATTAGAAGGTTATAAATCTGAATGGCACGAAAATTTGTATTACTACAAACAAGGTTATGACTTTGGTTTAAAAATGTATGATGAATTGAAAAAAATAAATGAGGTAGAATGAAAATAAATGTAACAGAAGAAGATATAAGAAATGGTGAACCTGGACAATGCAATACTTGTGCAATTTCCCAAGCGTTAAAAAGAACTTTTAAAGTAGACGAAGTTTATACCGAAGTTGATGGTGGTGATATTATTTTAACAGTTAATGAAAAAAAATATGGAGTTAATTACAAAAATGAAAGTGATGTTCTAGACTTTATTTTTGATTTTGATCAAGTTGATGGATGGTCAAAAGTTAAACCAATGAGTTTTGAAATTTATGATGAACCAAGATAGACACAATAAAATATTATATTTACATAGTATCTGGTTAAGAGAAAACGGGTATAAAAATTGGAAAGCGTGCGAGCGTGCGAGCAAAGAAATGAAAAGGGGGTCAGTATCAGTACCAACTGCAAAGCAAGGTAGGTCGTAAGCCACCCCCCATTAACATAAACTTAAGAACTATTAATGATATTGATTTATACGGTAATTTACGTTAAAAGTCAAGGCTATGGGATTACCAAAAAATTTAACAGAACGACAACAAAAGTTCGCAGAAGTACTAGTATACAACGAGGGGCGCAAGAGCCCGAGCGAGTGTGCTTATGAAGCAGGATACAAAACCAGACCCCGTCAGGCTGCGAGCGAGCTACGAAATCCTAAAATTGCACCATTGGTTGTGCAATATATTGGTGAGTTGCGAGCAGAAATACAAGAAAAATACGGTATCACATTTGAAAAACATTTAGGGGAACTAGCAAAGCTACGAGAAGATGCGCGAGCAAAAGGGGCCTGGAGTGCTGCGATTAATGCAGAAATAGCTAGAGGTAAGGCAGGTGGTTTGTATGTAGATCAGAAGTTAGTTTTATCAGGCAATTTAGATAATATGTCAGAAAAAGAATTAGAATCTAAAATGAAACAAATTTTAGATGATCACAAAACTTTAATCAATATTACCCCAGAAGAACAGATAAAAGAATCAGTAATAGAATCAGACCTTGATAGTGATTCAGTTCAGAAATAATTTTATTATATAGTTTTCTTGGAAACTTTTTTATTAATGCCCACTTGTTTATAACTGGTTTGTATTCCATTTGCGTCTGGCCCTTTCCTTGGTGGAAGTTGGTCCCATTTTACATTAGGCATATTCTTTGTCAATGTAGGATTAATTTTTTTATTTTTCATTTATTTTTTCCATTTTAACTATACACCCTTTTGGGAATACATTTCTATCACTAAATAATTCATCATTCTGTTCATAGCTTGCAAAAGTTCTAATATTTTTATTATCTTTGTTAAGTAAGTATGCGTGCGTAATCATTACAGAAGGCATAAAACCTTCTGCTGTATGTAAGTCTGCATGCCCGGCATCGCCTGTGATATCCAACCATGTAATTTTGTAGAAGTAATATCTCTTCTTCTTAATCACAACAGATTTGTATTTAGATTTTTTAAGTCGTCTCATATCATTCCTTATACTATAGGGGAATTTTTAGGCAAATTTGTTTTTACAAAAACCAAAAAATCCCTCGCGCGCCGAGTACATGAAAATAAATAGCCAATACCAATGCTTATTTAACCTCTATGCACTTACTGCATATACTAACCATACTTTTACTACTGTGCCAAAGCAAAATCGTCTACTATTCAACAATACTGTCATCTGTGCCATGCTGTGCCACTCAAAACAGACCCTTTGGCACACCTATTAATCAATGATACCAACGATAATAGGTCAAATTTAGACTTTGTGCCACTGTGCCACCAATAAAAAATGATCACTGAAAAAAAAATTTACCCTAAAATTCCACTTATGTATGGAACAGTTTAGAATTATTCTAAACTTTGTATCTTTTTGTGCCGTTTATTATTATTTTTTTAACACCTTTACCCTGTAAATCTATTGTTGCGTAGGGTTTCCATGATTTTTTAATCAAATTCAACTCTAAAATAAAATTTGACCATTGTTTTGGTGTTATATCTTTACTTTGTATTATTACTTTTTTCATAATTTTGTAGGGCTTCCACTCTCGCTTCCACCCCAGTCCCAGGGAACCTTTTAACTTTGTTTAAATGTCCTTGATCTAAATAATTCATTTTTATCTGCTTTGATTACAAGTCTGGCCGGGTTTGCGTCTCCAATTATATTACTTTCTTGTATTTCAATACGCCTAACATCTTCTAAATGTCCAGTCATAGTTTCAATATAAACAGGACAGTCAGATATCATGGTGCCTTTTTGTCCATTAGTAAATTGTTCTAATATTTGTTGTAAATCTCTTAATCTCATTTGTTTAATCTATCTTCCTTTCTTTTTTCCGGATACATTTCGCTATGTCTCCTTGCCACATTCTTGACAAGTTTATACCACTTTTGCTTCCACATTTCTTTCATCTCACCTTCAGTTTTATTGTATGCATTTGCAATATTATCCAGCTGTTTGATGTCTTTGTTTATAGTATTCATCAACTCTCCTTAAAAATTGGTGTTTATATTTTTGGAATTCTTTACCTTCGATAACAAATTCCTGGTAGTAATTATCTTTACTACACATCATCACCACACCTTTGGTAATTTCTGTTTTATAAATAAAATTGTGGGCCATTGCATAGGCCGCCAATTGAAGACAGTAATCCCCGATCCACTCTCGGCGCTTCGGTTTGTTCGTTTGTTTAAAGTCTATAATAGCATCGCTACCCTTGTGTACCCCAACGAGATCAGTTTGGCCCGCATATAGCCCAGGATAATACAAAGTACATTCTGTGCCGTAGTATAAGGGTACATTGCATAGACCCTGCTCTATGACCCTTATAGCCATGTTATGAGCCTGTTTTCCAACGTTGGTCTCATCCAAATAACCTTTATCTAATATATACATTTCAAGTATTTTGTGCATCGCCGTTCCACGTGCCGCAGATTCATCCACGATCCGCGCTGCGTTGGCCTCCCCCATCTTCTCTCGCCACGCCTTCAACGATTTGCGCTTCTCGTCCGATTCGGTCGCTGACAGTATCGTAGTAACCGATGGTAATTTTTCTTTGTCATTGATATTATAATGACGCTTACCCTCTATCGCTTCGCGTACCGTTTTTGGATATATAAATTTATTCTCCCGTTTCATGTCTATTTATTATTATTTTACATAGCTTTATGTATTCTGGTGTCAAGTTTTCTTTGTCGTGAGTATAGTATGTAATCAAACTAGTTTTACTTAAATATTTTTCAAATCGTTCTTCTTCCCAATTAGTAAAAGGTTCTTCTCTATCTCTCTTATCTAAAAGATAAGAGAGATCTTGTCTTTTTTTATACCAAACACTTCTACTCATTTATAAGGATCCCTCATTTTAAATGGCCAAGTAAAAGGATTTTGCCAATATGTTTCTCCTTTTATTGCTTTCTTTAAACAGAACTCAAACACCTGTTTCATAATCCATCTATTTTTTTTTATGCTCCAAGAATTAGGTCCTCTTCTTATAAAATTTCTTGCGATCCAAAATTCATATTGAGTAATATCAACTCCAAGTATATTAGTTTGTTTAGTCTCTCCAATAGAAATAGGTCTAATTAGAATATGATTTTTACCTACGCTCGCCCAACGTCTTCTTATTTTATATTTAGCATCAGAGTGTTGTCCTTTTTTAATTATCTCATATTCAAAGGGGCTGTGAAAATGATACTTTGCAAAACCACACTTCCATCTTGTAGGGTGAAATTTATTATGTAATCTAACCTCACCTGGTTTTAATCCTTGTTGTAATTGTTCTAACTCATTGTTCATATTTATTTTTCCTTTCTTTAGTTTTTGATCCACATTTTGTAGTGTTCAAAATTTACTACATTATCCTTCACAACATTATCTGGGATCTTTGCATAATGTTCTATTACTTGCGTAATTTTACCTAACTTCGTATGTGCGTAAGGAAATAATAAACAACAAACTTTAAACGCATCTCTAAACACACATCTCCATTTATATTGTTTGAGGTAAGGAGTGCCATCTACTCTTCTACCTTTTACTTTTTTAGGCCTTAAAGTTCCAACACCTAAAACTTCATGTAACCAAATTAAAACACTACGATCAGTCATAGTAATTTCCATAGATATTCTCATCGAATTAGACATTCGATATCCAGGTTTTTTATTATGTCTTTTCTTTTTCTCAACTTCACGTCTTATATTAATACTTCCCTCACCATCAAATAACCCTGCTATGTAAGCAATGTCAGTGTCATTCATTGTAATCTTGCTTTCTCTACCTTTACTAATAAATCTTGTAGTTGTTTAACAGTTGTATTTTTGTTAACAACTTCATCATTAACTAATTGCTCATACAACTCTGCCACTACCTCACCTTGTGAATTGCAAGTAGGGCATTGATGTACCTCGGTATAAGAACCATTACTCTCTCTTAAGTAACCATTGCCTTTACAATGATCACATATTACTTTAATCTTTTGTTTTTCCATTTTTATATCCTAACTTCTTTGCTGCTCGTGAAGCTAGTGCTTCAATGGTTTTACTAATTGTAAGTTGTGCGTCTAAAAACTTACCATCGGCTAAAAAATTTAACTTTTTGTAAGTATCTATTGGCACTGATACAGATTTAAATTTATTTGGATCTGCCATTTTTTCTCCTTTTGTTAATAATCATTTTACAAATATTTCCTTTGGTTTTCTACCTGGTAGAAATGCTTTTACTAATGGTGCATCATCTAATCCATCCATAGAATCTATATAAACTTCTAACGGACCTGCATGAGTTTGCATTGTTATAAAACAACAACCTTTTGATCTAATATCAAAATGTATACCTTTGGCATAACGATCTTCAAAGTTATTTTTTCTACGTATTGCCATATGTTCTTTGTCTCTTCTTGGTCTTTTCATTACTTCTTCTTTCTGTTATTAATTCTCTTCATGTATGGGAATATATGCTAAAATAAATAATTTGCAAGTATTATTTTTTTAATGTAAAAAGAAGATCTCTTCTCACACCTTTTGTTTGTTCGTCCCTTTCTTGGGACGAGCAGACATTTTAGAATGATTCTTAAGTAGCTATTTTACCTTCGTCTTTTATAGGTGCACAAACAAATTTAGGATACAACTGTAACGTGTTTATTGTTCTTCAGTAAAATTACCATCCGCGATCAGTATTTCATATGCATCTACTAATCCAGCACGCATACATTCATAATGATTATCGAATGTTTTAGGATACTCAGGATTTGTGTAGCACTCTCCGCTCACAACGGAACAAATAAATACCGTCAATAAAAATTTCATTATTTCCCCTGTCCGCGATACTTCTTCCACGAACGACGCTTTGATTTATTCATTTTACATTTACTTGGAGTACGTCCAATTGATGTCTTATGAAATGTAGCTTCGTGTCCTACAAAATCTTTAAATTTTTTCGCCATCGTCGTCTAACCATTCTTTAACAAATGGCTTTGCTCCTTTAGGTGCTGTTATAACTGGTAGATAAGTTATCTTACCATTTACATGTTGTTCTAAATCTGATCCACAACTCATACACCTAAAAAAATCTCGGTCAATCCCAACTAAGGTAGTGAATTGATCACATGTTGGACATTTACCATCAACGACTTCCGCTTGAAATCTTATTTTTTTCTTTGTCATTACTCCAGTATTAACTTCTTTATTGACAAAGATCCATCTATATTTTTTTCTAATTCTGCCTTAGATTTTATGCATTGATAAACAACATTATTATTTTTATTTGATCTCTTCGCAACTCTCTTGCCTTTCAAACACATTGACATTGAAGGTTTACCTGATTCAGGATCAATCTGAATTCTGTGCTCCTTAATCTCTCCATTAACAATCATAAGTAAAGCTACCACCAACTCTGTCATAAAACCTTACCTTTGTTTTCACCTTGCTTGATAACATATTTTTGTGTACCATTCTTGCCAGTTTCTACTTCTTTTTTTAAATTTTTTGATAAACTTATTTCTTTATTTTCTTTGTTTATCTGTGCGATATGATCTAAAACTTTTCTATTAATACGTCCCGTTGCCATTTTGTCTTACCTTATCTTTTAACACTTCGATATCATTTAACGCTTTATCTAATTGTTCTCTTAAAAATTCTATATTAACTTTGTTAGTCATGTTCATCTCTTGAGTCTGTTCCATTTTCTCTACGGACTTATACAAATCCTCGATTAAAAAATGTTGCTCCTGGTCCGTGGGCACTTGTTCAGATTTTTTAAGTAAATCATTTTCAAACAACTCACGTGATGTCTCTAACGATACCAACCTCGCAGTCAGCTCTGTATAAGCGAACACACCCATTGCGACTAGCACGATCAGTGAGGCTACGGTTTTCATCGGCATCTGCACTCGTGCTTCGTCTCCGATATTTAATGGTTTATTGGGCATTAGGGCCTCCGAAGAATGCTAGGAGACAAAGAGCAATAATTAACATCGCTGTGAATCTATAATCCATCCTAGCATACTCCATAATCATTACTTAACTATGTAAGCCACAACAAGAACTGCAATTATAATCGTACATACTTTGTGATTACACCAGCATTTGTTAGCCATGTTTTTAATTTTATCAATCATTTTTTTGCTCCTCGATCTCGTAAAAGAAATCATCAGTATCTGAAGTTCTCCATTTACCAGAATCTTCTACGTTCCATTCATTAGTTTGTACTTTCCAATCAGGCACATTATCTTTGACAGTAAACGAAGGTAAATCCCATATACATCTATTGTTAGGTTGTGCTGCAAAATTGCCATCGTCTAATGCAATTATGTGAGCGCACTTATGTTCGTGCGGGATCTCTGAATGGTCAGTGTCTAGTATATTAGCATCTGGGTGTCCCCAGTCAATAGTAAATAAATATGAACCATAGTGTTTCTTTTTATCTTTACCAAAGTAATAACCAGAAGCTGCGCTTAAGATAGACCAATGAGTGACAGTAGGATAATAAGAAAAACAATTCCAAAGCTCCAATTCATCAAGTCTTCTTGTGGGCACTCCGGACGGGTCAAATCCCTTTTGAATAAACGCGCTAATTGGTAGGCGATAAAATATTGCACCGTTACCCATAAGAGCGTGGAATAATATAGCACGGCCCCCCATACTAGTAATACCGAAGATAATACAGTCTTCAACTTCGCCATGATGTTTTTTACAATCATATAAATACTCCCTTCTAACCTGTGCATAGACGGTTGGTATGTTTGCGTTTAAGTATGCCATTATTTAATTTCACCCCAATTTTCTCCCTTCTCATAGTCCACTTTATTTGGAACTTTTAGTTCCACAGCAGATTCCATTATCTCAATAATTTTTTCTGCCTTTGCATCCGACTCAACAGAAATATCTACTTCATCGTGAATTTGGATGTGTGGTATTATACCATTTTCATACAAAGCTACCATAGATTTTTTTGTCATATCCGCTGCAGATCCTTGTATTAATTTATTTAAAGCCTTGTAAGTAAAGGCTCTTTTTAATGGTTCGTCATATTCTTTTCGTGCTTGTTCTAATGGTAATGGTTTAAAAACCCCAAATTGAACAGGTTGCCATAAATCAAAATGACAGGCCCGACCACCTAAAGTTCTAATTTTACCACGATCATTTGCTTTACGAGATACATTGTCCATTAGTTGTTTAACAAAAGGTGCTTTGCTATGATACTGTCTGATCAATTTTTCTGCAGAGTCTTTCATCAAACCTAGTTCTGCCATCAATTTATTTTTACCCATACCATACATCAAACCAAGATTAATTGTTTTGGCTTGCTTACGTTCAATGCCTGCCATATCTGCAACAACCTGGTGAAAGTCTGCATCTCCTTGATTATAAGCTTCTACAATTTCATCAACACCATTTAAATTTTGTAATTTTGCATAATGTACTAAAATTCTTGGTTCTTGTTGTGAGTAGTCAAACGATCCCCAAGTAGTTTTTTCTTCTGGAATAAATATAGATCTAATCATCGGTCCAAGTTCCGGATGTCTCGCTGGAATTTGTTGTAAGTTTGGATTACTCATAGAGAACCTACCGGTTACTGTTCCGCCTTGATCTGATCGTATTTGATTTATGTCTGCGTGTATTCTACCATCAACTGCATGTTTAGTTATTGAGTCTATGAAAGTTGTGTGCGCTTTGTTTATCTCTATCGCCTCTGCAATTGCTTGAGGTAATTCATGAGGATGGTTCTGTAAAAAGTTTTTTGTAAAAGAAGGTTCTTTACTTTTTTCTGTTACATCATAAGGCAACCCCAACTTATCAAAAGCTTTTGCTATACTTCGGGCAGCCATAATTTCTACGTTAATTCCTGTTAAACTTTTGATTTTATTAATAATTTTTGCTTCACGATCCATTAAATTTTTCTTAATAAAATCTGCTTTATCAAGATCTACCCTTACCCCTTTAAATCTCATATCAACTAAACAAGGAAATAGTTTTGTCTCCAATGTAAAGACATCCATTAATTCTTGATCATATAATTCTACTTTTAATCGTTGCCAAAGTTTTAATGTAGACTCCGCATCGCGCTCCGCGTACTGTCCAACAAACATCGCGGGCAATCTCCACATATCTTTTTTAGCATCAAGTCCATATTCTTTTGCCGCAGCTTGTAAAATACTTTCGTCCTTACCAATCCCTACATATTTTTTAGCTAGTATATCTAATCGGTATGATAATCTATTTTCATCAATCAATGATGCTGCAATCATTGTATCTACTATTTTACCTTTGATATCTACGCCTGCTGATCTTAACCAACAAACATCATACATCGCATTGTGAAATATAAATGTAGTATCGGGTTGGTTACATATATCTTGTAACCAAGATAAAACTAACTTCTTATCCATGTTTCCACCAGACTCATGTTGTATTGGAAAATATCCCGCCCAGCCTTCAACAGCTACCGCAACGCCAGCAATATGTCCTCTGCCGGTAACATTACCTGAACCCATCTCTATTAGATGTGGATCATTAGTTTCTAGATCGATTGCTATTTCTTTATGTCCTCGAAGATCTTTTAATTCATCAGGCATAACCCATTCCGTTTCTGGAGTAAACAACGGTATCTGGGTACTTCTCACGAGTAATCCCTTTCAAGTATCATTTCTAAATAATGTATTGCCTTCTTCTCGTCCTCTTCTTTTCCTTTTGACTGGTGTCTACAGATATATTTTATAGCGTTGCCTTCCGCAAAAAGCAACTTGTTTTCGTTTATAAACTCTGCAGGTTGAATTTTCATCGATCGGTAATGTTTCCCGCCTACCTGCTTATCTAGTGAGTCGTATGCAGCTTTTTTAAATATTTCACTATTGGTCATCTTCCTCCTTTTTGTCGGTATATACTTCATACCAAGCGTTACATTTGTTACATTGATAATATGAAACAATATTGTATTGTGAATCTGGATCTATATCTTCCATATCAAAATCGTTTTGCCATATTACATCTTCATTGCAGTAGAAACATTTCATAATATATAAGCTTTATCAAAGTCTCTTGGGTCTAACACATGTAATTCACGCTTCGCTCTCGTCGCTCCGGTATAAAATAATCTATGTAATTCATCCGGGTCATGACTAAATGTTTCTAGCGCAGCGTTGGTTATGTCTTGCATCAATAAAACTTTATTAGCTTCTCCTCCTTTCGCTCCGTGTATTGTTGACATTGTTATACGAGGATTTTTATTCAGTGTTTCTCCATTCGCCCTCATGTTACGAATGTAGTTTTCAGTAATAGTATCTAGTCCTTCAAAAGATTCATACCAAACTTTATCAGTTACTAAACCATGTTTATCTTTACATTCTTGTAATGTATATTTTTCATCAGCATGTAATGTTTTTCCTTTTTGGAATCCAGGCAATACATTAGATCCAAGATATCCATAAATATTTTTTATTTCTAAATGATTTAACTGATCGCCTTTTCTCCAATGTTCCCAATTGTTTAACGCTAATAGTAATTTTAAAGATACAGAGTTAATACCTTTGAATTGATAATACCATCCTTGTAATTCACATAAATCTTTTGCATCATCTAAAAAATGATTTGCTGAAGATAATACTAACCAATTACCTTCGGACATATCTACTTGAGTAATGTCAGAATACCTTCTTAATATACCTTCTTCTGTTCTTGGTTTATAAGTTTTATCAAATCTATTTTGTACTTTACTTATAATGTTTTGTGATAGTTCGTGTATAGGTCCACCCGGTATACGATATGATTGATCTAAAATTTTTATATCGTTTACTTCTTCTTTCAATGCAATGAAATGATCTACATCAGCTCCAGCCCATTTAAATATTGCCTGGTCGTCATCGCCTGCAATATAAGTTTTATCTGCGTTAGACCACAATTTTCTTACCATTTCCCATTGTAGTAATGATAAGTCTTGTGCTTCATCAATAAATAATACTTTAAAACTATTTGCAGATTCTTTGTTAATATAATCTTCTAATAAATCATTAAAGTCTTTTAAACCTTTTTCTTGTTTAAATCTTTTAAGCTCTTCCGCTAATAAAAATAAAGTGTTTCGTTCTATATCTAAAATGTTTTGTCTTGAGTCATAGTATTCCAATAGATCTATTCTTTTAACTGCTGCCGTGTTTATGATTGTAAGATATTCATTATCTGAATTAAAGGTACCATCACTATCAGAAAATTTTGCCATCTTAATTGGTATGCCACATTTTTCACCAAACTCTTTGTAATCATCTCTACCCATCATTTTTTCTTTGGTCATACCTAATTGTGCGAATGCATAAGAATGTAAAGTTCTAAAATTACTCAAATCATTTTCTATATCTAAGCCAAATTTTTCCGCAGCTCTAGTTGCTGCTTCTGTTGCAGCTTTTTTAGTAAAAGAAAAGTAACCTATTTGTTTAGGTCTTATCCCTTGTTGTATGAACTCGTCCACTAGATTCAGCAGTGTTGTTGTCTTGCCTGTTCCAGGAGGTCCTAATATTATTGTTTTCATATTTTTTTATTTTTCTTGTTAGTAATCTGTTTTTCATTTTAAGATATTCGTTTTCTTTTTGTAGTTCCTCTAACTTTAAACGAAACCTTAAGTGCCAATTTTTTCCTACATCTTTATCAAACATTAAAAATGTTCTTCCTGATATGGAATTTTAGAAGTTGTCGCCTCCGTTTGTTTCATTGTTTTAATTTTTATTAATCTTGGTTGTTGTTTCTTAACCCTAACTCTTTCTTCTTCTACAAATACATCTAATTGTTTTAACAAGTTACCAGTTTGTGTTTTATCTTTTTCCCAATGATTTCGTTTACAAAAATTATAAAAATCTTCCATTCTAAAATAAGTAAATTCTCTATTCTGATCTGTAAAAGGAAGTTTATTTAATATATCATCAAAGGTTCTTGCTGATTGTCTATTGGTAGTCCAGTCTTGTAATAAACCTATAATTTCATTTGTAGGATTTAAAGATTCTAATGGTTCTACTTCTTGTAAATTTTGCATCATTGGTTTTAAAAAATGTTGTTTCCAATCTTTTGGTTTTGGTACCGGTACTACTAGGTTAGCTTGATCTAAACACGCTAATGCAAACATGCCTGGATTATAACGTTGTTCTGATTTTAATTCGATCCGCGTTCCACTTACATCCAAAAACCATTGTGGTGGTGTGGATGAGTATTTAGTTAAACTACCAAGTATAGGCATCTCTTCTTCACCAAACCCTACACCAAATCTTTTTGTTCTACATAAACCCGATTGACATACCG